CCAGCATTAAATAAAAATGGAAAAATATTTTTAAATAACGAGATAAAATCTTTATTATTTAGCATAACATAAATTAAAACAGTTAACAATAAAAAGTTAAGGTTTTTAACTTTAAATAATTTTTCTAAAAATGACTCATTCGAAGATACTCTATCCGGGGATACTTCATTAAGCTCAGTTCTCTTTTCTGGTTCATTAAATGAAACTTTTCTTTCTTCTTTGACTGGTCTAATGTTTTTTTCAACATTACAGTGATATTCAGACATTTATAATTTTAAAATATTAAAATAATTTTAAATAAACGAGAGAGATTTATTTAAAATTATTTTATTTGGTATTAAATAAATGGGAATAAGTAATATCGCAATTAACACTTTTAGTTCATCCAGTTCTCAATCCCTGACTAGATCAATCGAAGCAGATAAAACTAAAAGAATAACATCTGATTTTTTAACACCTGAACCAATGAGCTATATAAACGGAAGTGGAATTTCAGCGATAAATGGAACTCTAAGAAGATTACCAGCTGGTACAGTAGAATCTGGTTATATAGATACTTTCTATATACCTAATACTATTGACGCTATTAAAGAAATTTTATTAGATTGGAAAATTGAAATACCCAACCAGTCGATCACTGGAGGAACTATATATTATTCTAAAACTCTTTTATTAGACGCTATTAAACAAATAGAAATTAAACAAGGCTCTGTTGTAGTTCAGACTATATTTCCAGGTGATATATACATGAGAAATTATTCAGAACTTGGATATTTAACTAAAAATGAAGATACTTTCACAAATGCAACAACTAGTAATTATTTTGACACATCAAGTGTAATTGCAAGCAGTATAACCGGTAGTCATTTTATTAATCTTTCTTTATCTCTTCCATTTGTCGGAAGATCCCCTGATAATGTTCGTTGTTTTTTACAGGGAGGTATTTATACTAATAATTTGACTATTAAAATTACTTATAATAAATTTAAAGACGTAGATGACAACACTGGTATAGCTCTTATACCTTTATTACATAATTTTAATTCTACTGCAACCGTAGACTTAAAAGCAAAACTTGATACAAAACTTGTAATATTTCACAGTTCTATAACAAACACTGAAAAAGACTTTATTAAAGATAATATAGTAAATAGAATAGTTAATACATCGTCTAGAGTTTACGCCGATAAACTTTATAAAAGATATATTGACTATGGAGGCGGCTCTTCTGGTACATTTCCAGTTAAGTATCATTAGAAAATATTGATATAAATGTTACTCATATAATGTTTTGTTTACAAACTAATATATTCAACAGAACACCAACAGAGGCTGATACTGGTGTTATTACTCAAACTTTAACTCACAATACTTTTGGAAAAAGTATTCCAATTGTTCAATTTTTAGGAACTGTTGCTCATATTCCTTTGTTTATAGAAGGACCAACTAAGATAACTTCTTCGTGGGGAGAAGCAACTAGTACAAATTTGTTAGATCATGCCCCGTTCTCGGATAAAGATGTATTAGGAGTTTTTACTGGATGGTTATCTGATGCTGAACTTAAATTAGGTGAATCTACAACCCGTGCCATTCCTGCATCGAGTCTAAATTCTTCTCAGGAAGATTTTGGATTAAAAATGACAGATAAAAATTTTTACATAATGAAGTTAGCAGATTGTGCATTTAGTACCGCCGGTGTTCCATTTTCTAGAATTAAAAATAAATCTTTAATATTAAATTTAAATAGAAATTTCTTTACATCCGAAGCCTTTGGTGACGTAGGTCTTACTAAAAGAGATCCTATATTACATGTTTGTGCATGCGGAACAACTGTACAAACTTTATCTGGTAACACGATGTCCTTTTCTTATATGTAAAAAAATTAATTAAAAAAATAATTTTAAATACGTATTTAATTTAAAATTATTTTCTTTTATATTATTAAATAAAATATGTCTGGTGCGATGGCCCCTCACGCAGGTTATAACGGAACTGGAACTCAGGGTCTTGCTGTAACAAATAAAATCAATGATCCAGCGGAAACGAATGATTTGGTTTCCGTTTTTTGGAATCAGGATAAAACTACTAAACAATTGTTACATGGTGTATCGATTCTAGAACTTCCTTCGAGCGCTACTAATCAGGTACCTGGAAGTTCCATCACGTTTACCTTAAACTCTGACGCAGATGCTATTGGAGAGATATATGCAACAGTTAAATTGACTGCCGGTGGCGATTTAATTATTAAAAAGGAAAACGCGTTGCAGCATCTCATTAATAAAATAGAATTTCAGTCTGGTACAACTGTATGGGAAACAATTGAAGCAGCTGATATAATAGCTTTAAACTCGACTGAATTAGACGAAGGAGCTTATTATAAATATTCTAGATCAGTAACTGGGTTTGATAATCCAAATGGTTCTATTCGGAATTACGGAGATGTAGTTTCGAAGACGGGTATTACTACTCACTATTTCTCTTTTAGATTACCCTTGTTTAATAGAAAAGTATCTCCTTTAATTCCTAACTATTCAAATATTTCAGAAAAAACCTTTTTAACGGTTGGTTCAGGTTCGACATGTAAAATTAAAATATTTACCAATACACTTGCTATGTTAAGCGCTGAAAAATTCCTAGATTTGGGCGCAGGAGCTCTATCGACTGGTCAATACGATATGAGACTGTATGCTAAACATTATATAATGTGTAACGAAGAGCGTAACAGAATAAGACAGATGCCAGAGGGTTTGTCTCAGAGAATTAAATTAACACAAAACGTTACAAAAATTGTTGACATAACTGGATCAACGACTGATGATGTTACTACCAGCATCATAGATCTAGACTGTGATACCTTTTCTTTGTACGCGTCTCATTTAATTATACAAATATTTGATGAGTCACAGTTACCAGCAACATTGGGAGGCGGCGCTGAAGATCCTCAGACAGATGATAACAGCGCAGGATCTAGCTTGTTCAACGCTGAATTGAAATTAAATTCTACTTCTTTCAGTGGATTAATACCTGGCTCTCTATTGTGCGGCCCATCCCATAATACACTAGGTCTATATTGCAACTCTTTTTATCACCAGAACTCGGTAAATCCTAGAACATTTACTTATGTTTTCCCTCTAAGTTCCCAGGCATTCTCTGGTTCAAGCGTACCTCTAAACCGATTCGACAGTATTCGTTTAGCTCTCAGATGCGTGATACCTAAAAAAGCAGTAACACCGATTAAACTAAGAAAAGTATCGGTAACGTGTGTTGGCGAAAGCACTACTACATATAAAAACAATACCGCATCTATTTCGATGTATTAAATTGTTCAATTCAAATTTAAAAAATAATTTTAAATACGTATTTAATTTAAAATTATTTTCTTTTATATTATTAAATAAAATATGTCTGGTGCAACAGCCGCGCACGCTGCTTATAACGGAACTGGAACACAGGGTCTTGCTGTAACAAATACAATGTCATCGGCTGACTCCGATGTTGTATCTGTGTTTTGGAATAAAAATGATATGACTAAACAGCTAGTTTATGGTGCTGGTCTCGTCGATGTACCTCCTCAGGGTCTTTCTGGTGGTTCTGGAAGAGCTGTTTATAATTTTGATTTAAATACTGACATAGATTGCATAGGAGACATATTTTTAGAAATTAAAGCTAATTTTAAAGTTGGTACTCCTCCAACTGGAGTCGCTCTAGACGAAACATTCGATATTTTAAATGTTATTTCGCGCATAGAATTCAAAGTAGGTTCGCAAACTTGGCAGACACTTGAAAATAAAGATATCATTGCTTTAAATCACACCGAAACTCCAGAAAGCTGTTTTTACATGTCAGCTCTACAGATGTCTGGATATGTAAAAGGTGCTACACCAGAAACAGTTCGTTTTAGAACAATTAGAACATTTAACGAAAACGGAACTACGATGGGTGCAATTATCCCATTGCATTTACTAACAAAAAATTTTCACACTCCCTTAGAAACTTTCTCTAATATTACAGAAGATGGTTATCTAATGGCGGCTGCTCCTACTCAGGGTGTAAGAATTGATGTTTATGTTTCGAGTGCATCGGTTATTGATCCAGCAATAGAAAATGTAAGCATTAATATGTATACCAAGAATATTGTAATGAGCGATGTTGAACGCCAGCAAATACTAAATTCGTCGCTAGCGAAAAGAATTAAACTTACTCAAAACGTAATGCAGTCTGTACTACCATCTACAAGTTTAAGAGAAGTTATAATGACACTTGATCAATTCTCGTTATATGCGTCTCATTTAGTTATAACTACATCTATTCCATATAACAAAATCGATACCGTTGAATTAATACTCAATACTTCTTCATATTCTGGAGCTCTTCCAAAGGAATTGCTTACAGTTCAGAGCCATTCACTCGGATTATATTCAAATGTAACAAATGATTTAATAGGATATGACGACAAAACGTATTTAATTTTTCCCCTCGCATCGACTGCATACTCCGGTTCCTCTGTTCCATTAAATAGATTCGATAATATAAGATTAGTAATTAAATTACCAACTGGACTAGATGATCGGTTGAAAACCAACCAGTTGAACGGTAATCAAGCCCTGACGAATGCTCCCCACGAAATCAATGTAACATGTGTCGGCTGCACAACTGCGCTATATAAAAACCAGACAGCATCTATTTCTATGTATTAAATTGTTCAATTCAATTTTAAAAAATAATTTTAAATACGTATTTAATTTAAAATTATTTTCTTTTATATTATTAAATAAAATATGTCTGGTGCAGTCGCAGTACATTCCGCTTATAATGGAACTGGAACACAGGGTCTTGCTGTAACAAATACACTATCTTCCCCCGATAATACTATATCTGTGTTTTGGAATAGACATGACACGACTAAGCAATTATTACACGGATCTAGTTTGGTAGAAGTTGTTAGCTCGGGTGCATTCGGTGGTGCACCCAGTTTCGGTGGATCTAAAATTTTTAATGTAAACAATGATATAGACCTTCTATCAGACTTATATCTACACTTTGATTTTGGTGTTACCGCGTCTTTTAAAGTACAGACTGCTGGTCAGGACGACGGTCTTGCTAGTAGACGAGTATTTGATTTTGAACTACAGAATAATTATCAGTTTTCAATTATTGACCGCATTGATTTTATGATAGGAACACAGATTTGGCATACATTGTCGGGTCACGATATAAAGGTACTTACAAATTCTTTTTGCATTCCAGGTAACTCTGATAAAATGTCAAAATCTATTTCTAGACAAATGTACTCGGCACTTGGAAGTGCGGCACCAGCTGTAACTGTCGATAAATCGGCATATACAGCCGGTTTTGGAAGCACAACTGTTCCAAAAACAAATGTAACATCGGTTGTTTGGATACCTGGTTTAACTGCCACTTTGGCCGGTCAGATGCGTAAATTCGCTGATATATCCGAGAATGGATATATCCAAGCCGCTGCGCCTCAGCAGCAGATTAAAATTAAAGTAACATTCATCTCGGGTGGTGTTGGAATTGATAGACTTCCAACAGATCAAATTATATGTTGTGGAACAACAGCAACTCCACCAGT